AACAGCATTAATTAAAAGACAATGGGGAAGTAACCTTATTAAGTTTGAAGGAATGGTTATGCCAGGTGGCGTAACATTTAATGGTCGTCAAATGTTTGATGACGCCAACGAAGAAATATTAAAATTAGAAGAAGAGGCTAGACTTAACTGGGAAGAGCCAGTCGACTTCATGACAGGATAAACCATGCCGAGAAATGTATACTTTTCTCAGGCCGTTAAAAGTGAACAACACTTATACGAAGACCTGATAATAGAATCACTAGGAATATATGGACAAGACGTCTATTACATTCCACGCACGCTTATAAACAGAGATAATGTTTTAAACGAAGATCCAGCTTCAAGTTTTGATGATGCGTATTTACTTGAGATGTATATTGAAAATACTGAAGGGTTTGAAGGTTCTGGAGATCTTTATTCTAAGTTTGGCTTAGAAATAAGAGACGATGCTACATTCATAGTATCTAGAAGAAGATGGGAATCACGAGTAGGAATCTTTGATGATAATACTATAGACCCAAGACCACAAGAAGGAGATTTAATCTTCTTACCTATGACGAATTCTTTCTTTGAAATATCTTTTGTAGAAGACGATTCTCCATTCTATCAACTCTCAAACTTACCTGTATATAAAATGCAATGCACATTGTTTGAATATAATGATGAGGATTTTGAAACAGGTATTGAAAGCATAGATGAAGCTACAGCTAAAGTTGCTTATCAAATTCCAATGGATATTACAATTACAGGTGGTAATCATTTTCAAATTGGAGAACAGATAGAACAAATAATAAGTTCTGATACCTCTGCTGTTAATGTTGCAGTTACAGTCTCTAGTGGTGCTTTCTATTTAAATACTACACAGTATCCAGCTTTAACTTTACCAATAGGTGCAACTATTACCTTTGACCAATCAAATGCTTCTAATAGCGGGCATCCATTTAAATTTAGCACAACAGCAAATGGCACACATGCAAGTGGTTCAGAATATACAACAGGTGTAACTGTAACTGGTACTCCTGGCCAAGCTGGTGCGAAAACTGTAATAGTGGTATCAGCCTCAACACCAGTATTATATTATTATTGTCCAAATCATAGTGGAATGGGTTCAACATCTAAATTAACATCAAGCTATTTATCTCCAGTTAAAGTGTTTGGAGAAGTTCAACAAAGAACAAAATCTTCAGATATTTTATCTAAAATATGGGTATCTAACATTGGATCTTCTGGAACAACGCTTGTGAAAGATTTTTCAGTTGGTGGCACTATCACGGGTACTACTAGTACTTACACTGGTACTATAGCAGTAATTTATAGTGACTTAACAGATACTACTGGGCAATCTTGGTCTACAGATGAAACAGCGCAGAATATTGATTTTGAATTAGATGCTGATGGATTTATTGATTTTTCAGAATCAAATCCATTTGGCGATCCATCGGAGACTTACTAATGTTTGGTGATCATTTTTATCATGCCACTATGAGAAAATCAGTGGCCGTTTTTGGCACGCTCTTTAACAACTTAAAAGTTGTAAGAAAGAAATCAGATGGAAGTTCTATAAATCAAGTAAGAGTTCCTCTTGCCTATGGACCTAAACAAAAGTTTTTAGCTCGTCTTGATCAAGAAACTGGTCGTGATGCGACAATGTCAATTAAATTACCTAGAATGGCTTTTGAAATTACAGGGATTACTTTAGATACAACTCAAAAATTAAATAAAAGAAATCAAGTTGCTGAAACACATGCATCTGACGTAGGTAAAAAGAAAACAATTAAACACTATACTTCATATGATATAGGTATGTCATTATATATACTAGTAAAAAATCAAGATGATGGACTTCAAATAGTCGAACAGATTCTTCCGTATTTTCAACCAGAATATAGCGTAACAATTACTCCAGTCTCAGGATTTAACTATAAACAAGATGTTTCAGTTATACTAGGTGGTGTTCAAATAGAGGACCAATATGAAGGCGATTTTACTGAAAGAAGAGTATTAATATATCAACTTGACTTTACAATGAAAATGAAGTTCTTTGGACCAACAACTGATCAAGCAATTATACGTGAAGTTAATTTAGATTTTCACGATAAAGTAAATACAACAGCGATATTTGAAGAAATGGACTTTACCGTTGGAGCATCAGATACAGCTGATAGCTTTACTGTAACTGAAACCATAACACAAGATGGTACTGAATAATGGACAAAAAAGAAAAGATTGCAGCTAGCTTAGAGAAAAATCTACCTGCCATACAAAGTAATAGACCTATTACATTAGATAAAGATGTTAAAGACGATTATGAGTTTTCTCGTAAAACATATAAAGATCTTATCTATAGCGGAACAAGATCAATGGATGTATTATCTGAGCTTGCAATAGAATCAGAACATCCAAGAGCATTTGAAGTCTTATCACAAACAATAAAAAACATTAGTGATGTAACTAAAAATCTAATGGATCTTCAAAAGGCCAAGAAAGATTTAACTCAAGAAGAGAGAGAAGAAGCAAAGAAAGTGACAAATAATAATGTGTTTGTAGGTAGTACGACTGATTTACAAAGAATGTTATTAGACAAGGATAATGTAATCGATGCAACAGACGTTAAAGAATAATGAGTTTGGTTACCTAGGTAATCCAAATGTCAAAAGAGATGGAGTTCAAACTTCATTTACTAAGCAAGAGATTGTAGAATATCAGAAATGTATGCAAGATCCAGCTTATTTTGCTGTTAAATATGTAAAGATTATATCACTTGATGAAGGCTTAGTTCCTTTCAATTTATATCCGTATCAAGAAGGAATGTTTAAACATTTCCAAGAAAATAGATTTAGTATTGTTCTGGCATGTCGACAAAGTGGTAAATCAATATCTTCAGTTGTATATCTTTTATGGTTTGCAGTTTTTCATCCAGAAAAAACAATTGCAATATTAGCAAATAAAGGTGCAGTTGCAAGAGAGATGTTAGCAAGGATTACGCTTGCTTTAGAAAACTTACCGTTCTTTTTACAGCCAGGGTGTAAAGCTTTAAATAAAGGAAGTATTGAATTTAGTAATAACTCTAAGATAATAGCTGCAGCTACTTCTGGTAGTTCTATTCGTGGTTTATCAATTAACTTATTATTTTTAGATGAGTTTGCATTTGTAGAAAACGATGCACAATTTTATACATCAACTTATCCAGTAGTATCAGCAGGTAAAGATACACAGATTATTATAACTTCTACTGCAAACGGTATTGGTAATGTATATCATAAGTTATGGGAAGGCGCAGTACAAAAGACAAACGAATTTAAATCATTTAGAGTAGATTGGTGGGACGTTCCAGGAAGAGACGAAAATTGGAAAGAACAAACAGTAGCGAATACTTCGGAATTACAGTTTGAACAAGAATTTGGTAATACTTTTCATGGAAGAGGTAATACTTTAATAAGTGCAAATCATTTACTAGCTCAAAAAAGTATTGAACCTGAGCTTATAAAAGAAAATGTATTCATATATGAGCTACCACTAAAAGGAGCTGAATATGTAATGTGTGTGGATGTTGCGAAAGGAAGACAGCAAGATTATAGTACATTTACTATTATTAATGTAAGCATGCAACCATTTGAGCAAGTATGTACATTTAGAGATAATAATATATCTCCAATGTTATTACCAGATATAGTTTATAAGTATGCTAATCTATATAATGAAGCTTATGTTGTAGTAGAAAGTAACGATCAAGGTGCAGTTGTTTGTAATGGTTTATATTACGATTTAGAATATGAAAACATGTTTGTAGAGTCAAGTATTAAAGCAAATGCTCTTGGGGCTACAATGACAAGAAGAGTTAAACGTATTGGATGTTCTACTATAAAGGATTTAATAGAACAGAAAAAGCTTAACATAAAAGATGCTCAAACTATTGTAGAATTAAGTACTTTCGTAGCAAAAGGAAATAGTTATCAAGCAGTTGCTCCAAATCATGATGATCTCATGATGAATTTAGTATTATTTGCTTGGTTTACAACAACAGATGTCTTTGAAGCTTTAACTAATATTGATATGAAAGACATGTTATATAGAGAAAGATTAGCTGCTATACAAGACGATATGTTACCGTTCGGATTTGTAGAAAGTGGAAATTATGAAAAAGATAAATATAGTAAAGACGATGATGGTAACATTTGGTTCGAAGTAGAAAGTTGGACAGGACGTAACGTATGAAATATGAAATAGTAATATTAACACATTCGCAAGCGCATGTAAGAGATACTGACTCTAAAGATTCAGGTAATCAATTGTTGTTTGTGAATCAAGCTGCAAAACAAGGAATTAAAGTTCACACAGTAGACTTTCCAGGATTAGAAATTACCAAGACACAAGGTGGGCATTTACTTACATCATATGCTTTTGATAAAGATGGACTTGTAAAAGTACCAGATGATAAAGGTAATAAAGAAAAACAAAAGCCAATACTTATAACACCAGAAAATACTTTAATTATGCCAAGAGGCTTAGGTACCATAGGATTTACAGGTAATCGCAATTGGTATGATGAGATGAAAAACTTAGAGATGTTTGGTTATACGCTTATTAACGATACTGAATCATTTGATTTATGTAGCAGTAAATATTTAAGTTATCTTAAAATGGTAAAGAATAAAATACGTACTCCAAAAACAGTTCCAGTAACTCATTCTTCAGAAGTTGAAGAAGCAATGGCTAAACTAAAAACTAAATTTCCTGTCGTACTTAAATCATCTACTGGTACTCAGACAGGCGTAGGTGTTGTTATTGTAGAAAGTATGAGATCTTTAAGAGCACTAGTTCAAATGATATTATTATATAATAAGAATTTACCTTTAATTATACAAGAATTTGTTCCAATTGATTATGATATAAGAGTATTAGTTTGTGAGGGAAAGATATTAGGAGCAATGAAAAGAGAAGTAATCTCTGGAGATGGAAGAAGTAATGTATCACTTGGTGCTGATGCATCTGAAATTGAATTAACAGACAAAGAAGCTGAAGAATCTATAAGAATAGCAAATATCTTTGGCACAAGATTAGCAGGAATTGACTTATTACCTGCTGATAATAGAGAAAAAGAACTACCATATTGTTTAGAAGTCAACTCAAATCCTGGTTTACAGGGTATCGAAAGGTATGTGGGTGGAGTAACTAAGCAATTTATTGAATTATTTAAAGATAAAGACATTTGGTAGATGAAAGAACAATTGTTATAAATAATAGTATTGAATATCCGTATTATGAAACTTATTAACTAACTCAAACATAGAGGACAAAGCGATGGCATTTCAAGTATCACCAGGCGTTCAGGTCAATGAGATCGACGCTACGAATGTAGTCCCAGCAGTATCAACCAGCATTGGTGGATTCGCAGGCTCGTTCAACTGGGGTCCAGTGGGAGAAGTTTTAACTGTAAGTTCTGAAAATGAACTTGCTGAGAAATTTGGCTCACCTGACAACAATACAGCTAAATACTTTCTAGTAGCAGCGTCATTCTTAAAGTATGGAAACGCACTAAAAGTAGTTCGAGTAGCATCCGGTCACGACAACGCGACTGCAGATGGTTCAGGACAGCTGATAAAGAATAATGATGACTATGTGAATAATTATGCTGATGGAAGTCTAAGTAAGGGTAATTGGGTAGCAAAATATCCAGGTGAATTAGGTAATAGCTTAAAAGTATCAATGGTAACAGAAGGAATCACTAGTTTTAGTGGTTGGACTTATGCTGCTAATTTTGATGCTGCTCCAGGAACTTCGCAATATGCGATCGACCAGGGCAAAACAGCCGCAAAAGATG